CGATGGTCGCCGCCTGCGCCCCGGCGAGGACAGCCCGTCGTACGTTGGCGATGGAGTTGTTGTTGGAATTGTTGACGCCCATCGTGACACGGGTACTTTCGTGCATCACGACTTGGTTGTAGATGCCGACGAACGACCCGCCTTCGAAGATGGGGTTGTTCTTCGACCCTTCCGAACCTTGCACCCTAGCCTTCTGGATATCCATCCATTGCCCCGGCGATGTCTGCTGGCGCAGTTGGTACGTCTGATTGGGGTGGATGAACATCACGAAGTATTCACCGCCCTTGTACTTGATCGGACGGATGGGCACGAGACCGCTGGCGACGCCCGCCCAATTCTGCTTGATGCGGGCCACGGCTTGGTCAATCGAGGAAAGGGTAAGCTGGTCCCCGGCGACCAGGGCTTGGTCATTGGCGCGCCCGTTGATGTAGGCGATGTGATAGGCGTCTGCGCCGACCACGCCCTGCATCCCCGTGTAGCGCACGTCAGTCTGGGCCGTGTTGCCGCACAGTTGATTGAAGAACCAAGTGTCGATGCGGTCGGCCCACCAGTCCTTAAGACCGTCCATCGCCTCCTGACGCACCGAGAACGGCACGCGCTGTTCGGACATCTTGCCGCCCGAGCGTACAGCGTGACGAAGCTGGTCGATGATCAGGGTCGTCGCGTAGATTGACAGCGCCTCCTCATTCCCCTCCAGGGGCGCGTCACCGGCGGTGCCGGGGCCGGTCAACTGAACACGGAGACCAATGGTCACCGTGTCACCGGCGGACTTGCTCATCTCGTCCTTCATGTAAACGACGGAGTTCTTTTCATCGCTGCCGATGAAGCGATCCACGAAGGTTTCCCGCAGAGCTTCGATGAACAGCCGCTTCGCCCACAACTTCACCGCCATCGGGTGATTGGGGCCATAGGTAGTCTGCGTCAAGGGGTTTTCTCCTGCTGGCGCGGGTTAAAGGGGTTTCTCTCCATTGCGCCAGGAGAAGGCGAAAGCCCGTCACAGTCGGCTGCGCTGGCCCCCTGTATCGTGCGGGAGCATACGGGGTGCGTCCCTCGACCTATCCTTGGGGGCATCCTACGTGGGGTTAGCGACGCAGGCAGGCCGAGAGACGCCACAGGCGTATAGCAGGGTTTCGAGGGGGGCGCAAGCCCCTAAAAGCCAGCGATCTCCCTAAAGCGGTCGTTCGAGCCTTTTCCCTGACCCAACTTCAGATAAGCGGCGAACTCATCATCGCTCATTTGGAGCAACGCCTCAGCGTTAAGCTGGGCGGCTCCGCCTGCGCCAGAGCCAGAAATACTCCTAGAAGCCTCTTGGCCAGCGTGAATACTGGCGACGATGGCGGCTGGATCGACCCGGCCATCGGCCGGGGGCAAGGTAGGGCGGGCGGCCACCGCTGGCGTGGGCGCTGCGGCGGGCTGGGCGGCAGGAACCGGGGCGGGCGCACCGGGGGCCGGGGCGGCATAGCCTCGGGCCTGGGCGAGCTTGTAAATGCTCTCCGCAGCCGGGATGCCGCGCTTCCAACTCTCGGCGGCGATGGAGCGCACTTCTTCAGTGAGTATCTGCCGCGCCTGCTCCGGCGTGTTGAACATGGTAAGCTCTCGCGCACGGCTGTTCACATAGTGGGCGCTGGCCTGGGCGTAGTCTGGCGTGTACTGCGTGAACATCGCCTCGTCTTGCGCCAGGGCGTTGTCCTTCGCTGTTGTCAGTGAAGTTTCATGCTGCCCCTGCTCGTAGGTCGTGATGCGCGAGTTGAGAGCCTCGAGATATTTCTCGGGCTCCTTGAGCATGTCGGGCATCTCGAACGGTGCCGGGGCCTGCGCCGCCAGCACCGCGTTAGTCCTGGCTTGCAGAAGCTGAAGATTGCGCAGCGCCTCGGCTGTCTTAGCGCGTTCGGCGTGAAGCGCCGCATGGGGGACCATGCCGGGCGGTGGCGCCGGGGCGACGGGAGTGGCGCCTGCGGCTGGTGCGGCTGGTGCGGGCAGATCAGGAGCCTTGGCGACGAACCGGCCTGTCTCAGGATCCTTAATCATCCTGATGGTGGTCGGCTCGATCACCGCCGCCGCACCCTCCGGTGCGGCGGCGGCCCCGTCGCGAAGGTCGAGCTCTAACTGACTAGGACCCTCCTCCGATGCTGGCGCGGCAGGCGCAGGTTCTTCCTCAATAGGCGTGCCTTCGCTTCGGAAGGTATCGAGTTCCTCTGGAGTGTAGGTGTCTGACATGGTAGTCTCCTGTTATACACTCGGTGGCCCTTGCTGGCCTAAAGCGGTGACAGCGTTGATCTTGGCGGGGGTCATACGCTGCGCCTGGATAGGTGCGCCGTTCGGCATCATGGCCGAACCGCCATCCGACCGATGCATCATCTGTTGAAGAAGCTGTGATACAGTAGATAGACTTTGAGCCAATCCAGGAATATCGATCCCAGCCCCAGGCGAACCTGCAGAACCATCTGCACCCGGAGCATCGGGTATGTTTGCTTCCGCAGCCTTGACAATAGCCATCGCCTGAGTGTTGAGTTGAGATGTTGCTCCTGTGAGTTCTGCAGCCAGACGCTGGGTCTCGGCGTTGTACGCCTCGACCGTGACCTTGCTGGCCTTGATGGACCGTTCGTCCTCGGCAGTCTTCTGGCCTTGCTCGGCCTGCACAAGGGCCTTCTGCATCTGTTGAAGGGCTTGTTCCGCTTGTTGAAGTTTCTGTTGTAGAACTTGCGGGGGCAGCGTCTGGCCCATGCCAGCGGCATTCATTATCTCCTGTACGACTTGTTCAGGATATGGAGAGTATTTAAGCAGCGTGAACAACACGGGCGGCGGCAGCGGTATGCCGCTGCGAATTATCTCCAGGGTAAGGGACCACGTCATCTGCTTCTGGTCGGGCGTGGTCGGCGTCTGGTCAATAATCACGTCGAAGTGTTCGACGCTAGGATCTTTCATCAGAGGAATATACTTGTACTGACCTTGGTCTAAGATCCTAACGAGAGTGCCCTGCGGCAGCAATTGTATGAAGTGAAGCAGCAAGCGGCCCTGGACCTTGCGATACCGGCGCAAGGAGTCAAACATGGTGGCCAGAATAGTCATAGCACTCTGACGGCGCTGCATCTCAAGGGACGCAGCCTGCTCGCGGTCGGCCTGCCCGAGCAACTCCAAGTTCACCCCGGTTACGTCGCGCAGGGCGGTAAGGGCAAACTGCATCAGTTCGCCGAGCCCTTGTGGGAGGGGCGGGGCCGTGCGCTCTTGTATCTTCTTTTTCTGCAAGCTGCCGGGCTTCACCCACACGATCTTGGTATTGTCGGCCCAGTCCTTCTCAGCCTTGCGCACGTTCACAAACGCGTCGGTCTCGGCCATGATGCCGCCCTTGGCGTTGGTGTTCATAATATGCATGGTCTGTGACATCCACTTGTTCGCCCACATCTGTGGATCGAACATGTCACGCATCAGTCCATAGAAGCAGCGGTGGGTGCGGTCGCGCTTCCCCGTCATGCACTTGAACTGAAACTCCTGCATCGCCATTTTCTTGCGATCCAGCATGTCGGTGCCGAGGAACGCCTCGTAGTACACTTTCTTCTTAACGGTGGCGTGGGTGTAGCGCGGGGCCTGCGGCTGCGGCGGCGGGCCGGGGTCCTGCGGTGCGACAGGCAAGGGCGCGGCCGGATCGATGCTCCCATCGGCCAAGCCGCGCCCGTGGTCCATCAATGTTTGCTGGTGGGCGTCCATGGCTCGCCCGTGTGCCCGGACGGCTTTACTATAGGCGGCTTGGTTGGCTGTGTCCTGGGCGGAGATTGCATCGACCCTTTTCTTATATATCGCGAAGTCCGATGCCGATAGCTCCTGTAAATCCTGTGCCCCCTCCTCCGCGAGCAAGACCCAAGGTTCTCGGTCCCACCACTGGACCTGTACGACACGGACCTTTCGGCGGTTGCCGACGTCATTGAGTAGAGCTTCTCGGGTAGTGTCAGGATAATCGCGCTTATTCCCCAAACCACCGTCAACAGGCGTGTCCTCGTCTTCGAGCCAGCGCGCGTGAATAACCTGGGCGTTATACCGCCCATCGAAAAGAGCTTCTGCATCTTCAGACTCCATTAAGCGAATACGATAGATCACCTTGGCATCTTCGTAGTTGGCGCGCATGGCGCTGACATCGACACCCATCTCAAGGGGGTCGATCCGACGCTCGGTAATCTTCCCTTTAGGCACGTCGTCATACAGCATAGCGGTTTCAGTCCAGCCCTCGCCGCAAATCACATCATCCTTGAACGCCTCGCTCTCTTCATCCTCGGCGTGGCACTCGTCACGTATCCAGCGCCCGGCAGCGGTGTAACTCTCGTTTACGCCTGTCGCGCCTTGCACGCGCGGCAGATAAGCCACGGTCTGGCGGTTATTGACTTCCAAGCCGCAGACCGCCTCGATAATCGGAGCGGCGCGATTGAAGGAAACGGCAGGGCGATTTTGCTCTTGCAGCTTGCGCATATCCTCTTCTGACCATTGATCGTTAGCCACGAAGTCATAGGCGCGCTTGGCTTCGATCCTCCAACTCCGACGATGCCGGTGCCCTTGCATGACCGCCCTCTTGAGGCGGGTATAGGCGGGAACTTGCTCATTGTCGCTCGGTCCTGTAACGAGGCCCGACCCAGCCTCACTGTCGCCCTTATCCCACATGGCAGGCAGGGAGCCGGTGTCATCGTAAATCATTGACATATCATGCGCTCCAAGCCGTCAGACCCGTGTGGCCGCGATAGCGACCCGAGTACCGTCTATTATCGTTGTCTGCCATAGGCATCACTACATCAGGGAAGCCAAAGGTCAAGACGAAGCCATCGGCCAAGTCTGGGGACTTGCCCAGGCGATCTTTCGTATCCTGCTTGCTCTCCAACTTTATCTTTCCATTGGGTAGGTACGCGTATAGGATGTCACGCAGTTCGTCAGTAATAGGAGACTCACGCGCTACACGGTTATCAAGCATGGCTATTATATCTTCGTCGTCATCTATATCCACCATGCTGCCCGCACGGGTATCCATGATCATGCTGGTGTTCAGGGCTTCGAACCACTTGCGCGCCCGCCAGAATATCTCATCACGGAAGCGTTGGTAGATGTCGTTGACACTGGCGCTCTCACTTACGTTGATCCCAATAATCTGACAATCGCCGAACAGGTCTTGCCCGGCCATCTCATTCAGCCTGTCCACGACGCCCGCGCCGACGCCGATGGCATCAACACAGATCGCCGCCGGTTTTTCGTCCTCAGGCGTGTCGGCCCATATCTGGCGAACCCTTTCAGCAGTCTGCATGAGGTTGAGCCCACGCCACACCGTGGCCGGTTCCATGAGCATGCGCGAGCGACGCTTCACGAGACACGTCCGGTCATCGCCGAACCGCGACACGTCCAAGCCCCACACCGGGCGATACTGCTCGCAGCCCTCCACCCGACGCGTCAGCGCGCGGTCGAGCCAATCAGCCGGGATAAGCGTGGCGACGTCTTGTTCGGGGAACTCGCCCAGCACACGGACACGTATGTAGTCAGAATCTATGCCCCAGTCCTCTATCTGCTCCCTGATGCGGCGCTTGTTCGCCGAGGCCGCGTGCATGGCGTTGACCGTGAACTTCTTCCAACGCCGGGCGAAGCGACCCCAACAGTCCGCGAAACGGCCTGTGCGGCGGGTCGGGTTGCCGAACACCAGCCAGAAGGCGTCGGGGTCGGACATCGCGCCCTCGCCGACTTCCCAGATAATGTCCGCGATATTCGACGCCTCGTCAAAGATCATGGCTTGACCACGCCCACCATTGTGCAGACCAGCGAACGCTTCCGAGTTATGCTCGGACCACGGCGTGGCGTCGATCCGCCAAGTGTTGGTATGCTTGACGTGGTGAAAAGACGTAGCGTTATAAGAGAACCAATGCTGCGTGATGCACCGGCTGTGCCACACCGCCAGTTCCCGCCACGTCTTGCGGATCAACTGCTCCTTGGTATTAGCCGTGACGACCCCGGCGAAGTGGGGTCTGGTCGACATCAGCCATAGCATGATTATCGCAATGATAGCGGACTTGCCCACGCCGTGCCCGGCCTTGGTGGCGTAGAAGAGAGGGTCGTCTGCCGTTTCTGGATTACCGCGCGTCAACGCCAACTCGTCGCGTATCGCCTGGAGCTCCTCAATCTGCCACTTGTCAAGGAACTTATTGAGAAGATCGGCCTGCCCCCAGGCGAACGCGTACACCGCGAACCCGTAAGGATCGAGGTAGAACGTCGCCATGTCATTGACGAGTTCTTCTTCGTAGTCTATGATCTCAGTAGACACTAATTATCACCTATCGGCAACATCACCGTCACCTGCTTCGACCGGCCCAACGCCGTGACTGCATTGACATGCACCACGGCCTTCTCCCCACTGACGCCCCCCGCGAACCATATGATCACCTGCGTGCCGTTCGAATAGTTGACGCTCTGAGCACTGAGGGATAACGACGTAGTCCCATCTATATCCACAGCGGCGCTCGACACCACGTCCCCATTAAGCCATAGGCCAAAGTCAAGCGTAAAATCGAGGAAATCATCTGGGTCCTTGTTGGGCCATTGCAGTGACATCAGATAATCTCCATCGGCACGACCAACAGACGGTCGTTATCGTCAGGCACGAAAGCAATCCGTTGAGGATACTCTTCCATGCCCGGCTTGACGTAGTCTGGCAAGTATTCACCAGACACCGTCAAGGGAACTGTAGCGGGGGACGTGGTGGCGGTCATGGTCTAGAGCTTTGGCATGATTTGGGCTTCTCGGCCCAAATTCCTCGGCCCCGGCGCGGTCGGCGTCTTGGCCACAGCCATGGAATTATCCGTGGGCATGGTCTCGCGCTCAGTAGCGAGGTTCGTCCCACTATGCTCTAGCGGGGGCTTGCGAAAGTGGCTTCCGCCGTCGAATTGACGTCCAGCCATGATAGTTCTCCTTACTTGGGCTGCGCCGTGGGCGGCCCAGCGATAGGATGCGTGGGCTCCGGTACGGCGCTGGGTGGGTAGATGGGATGATCGGGCTTCAACGACAGGTCGATGCAGACCCAGCGATAGCCGACGCCGACGATCCAGACGAAGGCTAGGATTTCGCCCGTGACGCTCGGCGGCAGCGGCGGCCACACCGCCCCCGGAGGAAGGGGAAGATCGTTGTCGGGATGCGCGCCATAGATCGGCAGATCATGGTTGGGGGCGATGGGCAGCGGCACGCCATACGCCGGATCCACCGGACGCGGCGGGGTCGGCCACACGCCAGGGCGCGTGGGAAGGTCATAGCCAGGGTCCACCGGGTAGGTCGGCGGCGCGATGGGGTGCGTGGGAACGCCCCCCGCCGCGATGGGCGGCATGATGGTGACCGGCGGCAGCGGAACGCCGTAGCCGGGGTCCACGGGACCTTCGACCCCGTAGCCGGGGTCCACTGGACCACCCGGCGCGATAGGATGCGCCGGGTGTCCCGGCTCAATGCCGGTGATGATCAGTGCGGGAGTGACTTCGCGCATTGGTAGTTCTCCTAGGTTAAGCGAACACGATGAAGCTGAAGGCGCAGTCGGACGCCGCGCCATTGATACTCGTGACGACCTGGAAGGCCGTCGGGCTAGAAATGTTGACTAAGATGCCATGCGTTGAGGTTCCTCCTCCTTGACAGGTTGCCTGGACGATATAGGTGGTGTTGGCCATCCCTGGATTTAGGGTGACGTTGTACACGCCGACCGAGGCGCGCGACACGCTGGCGTTGGTGATACTGTTCACGCCACCGCCCGACGTGATATTTCCCTTCGCGGCGTAGCCGCTGGGTCCCGCCTTGGCGTACATGCCCACGGGATAGTAAGACCCGGCGTTATTTCCGATCAGAATAACACCTTCGCCGGGGTTCAGGTTCGGAATGCCAGACCCGGCGATGCCGACCTGACCCGTAGACCCATTGAATATGATGTAGGTACCCGCGCTCCCCCCGGCGTCGCCCGGCAGAAACACCGTACCGGGGTTGGCCATCCATATCATCTTGCCGGTATATCCGGCGTTGGGGTAGCAGTCAGTAGTCGATACGATGAGCGGACCAGCCGTCATACCACGCTGAGATATCGTCGCCATATTCGCTGGGGCGGCCGAAGTATCAAACGCACTCACGTTTGGAACAGTGGCTGATCCCGTGACGTTCAAAGCGCCAACGGCCAATGAATTGATCGTGACAACGCCGCTGGCGCGGTTGATCACCAGCGGCGTATCTATAGGACTGCCGCCCGCGTCGGCGTAGCGATATATCTGGAAGTTGCTCCCGGCGTTCGACCCGCCTTCGTTGCTATTATCGATCCCTATCGTCCAGCGGTCTAGGTTACTGGTCCTGAACCGAATGAGTTTGAACTGCTGTCCTGGGCCGGTTATGTCTATCTCAGAGCCCGCCCCGGCGATGGTGAGAGTAGCCGTGATGGTCACAGGCTGGCTGAACGTCGCCGCGCCCGAGACAGTCAAGGCTTGACTGACCGTCAGCGCATTGCCGAGCGTCACGTTACCCGTGAGCCGGTTGATGCTCAGCGGCGTGCCGATCTGCGTGCCGGTGTCCGTGTAGTTTAGTATCGAGAAATTAGACCCCGCGCCGGTTCCATCCTCGGCGACGCCGTTCATACCCAGCCACCAGCGGACGACGGCGTTCCGCTCAAACCACATGTTGGCGTTGTACGCCCCCGTGGGCGCAGCAAGGACAACATTATTGTTCTGCGCCTTGAACGTCGCCGTCGTCGCGAAGTTCATTGCACCTGGGAACGTGCCCGCGCCGATGTCTGCGGCGGTGTAGTTGAGAATGGCCTTCGTCTGACTGGCGTTCATCGGCTCCTGCGGCTGGTTGCCGCCGGAGGAGTTGGGGTTGCCGACGATGGACAGGGGCGGCAGGTTAATGACGCCGCTCGGCCCCTGCGGGCCGGTGGCCCCGGCGGGACCCTGGGCTCCCTGGGGACCTTGCGGGCCAGAGATGGCCCCCAGGTCCACCCACCCCGGCGCGGCGGCGACGGAAGACACATAGTCCCAAATATGGTTGTTGTTCAGGTACTCTAGGCCACTGCCGATCTGCATCTGATACGGCGCGGTCGGATAACCGCCGCCGAAGAAGCCAGTGGGTATGAGCCCGTTGACGGGGAGACCGCTCGGCAGCGACGTGAACGTCCCGACAATCGCCGTGCCCGCCGCGCCTTGCGGCCCCTGCGCGCCGGTAGGCCCTACGGGTCCTTCAGGTCCCGTGGGTCCCGTGAACCCAGGCGCGCCGTCGTCCCCGTCTGCCCCCTGTGGACCCTGAATGCCCTGCGGGCCAGGGATGCCGGTCGGCCCCTGCGGTCCCCCAGGACCCGTGTTCCCCACAGGTCCGGCCGGTCCGGCTGGACCTGCGGGTCCAGCGAGTTTTCCCAGGTTCTCCCACCCGGTCGGGCTCACGCCGACCCCGACGTACTCCATGACGTTCTGGGTCTGCCTGTCATACAGCGCCGTCCCCTGCTGCATCTGATACGGTGCGAGCGGGTAAGAACCATCGTAGAAGCCGATGGGTATCGTCCCGCCGACCGGCAGCGTCGGCTGCGCAGCAGAGGAATACGAACCGACGATCTGCGTGCCGGTGCCGCCCTGCGGACCTTGCGGTCCGGCCGGGCCGAGCGGCCCCGTGGGGCCATTGTTCCCGGTAGCCCCTTGAGGGCCCTGCGGCCCCGTGGGACCCTGCGGTCCCGCGTTGCCGGTCGGCCCGGCGGGTCCCTGGGAGCCGGTGGGGCCGTTCTGCCCCTGCGGCCCGGCCTGCCCCTGCGGGCCTTGTGGCCCGGAGATCGCGCCTAAGTTGAGCCACCCCGTCACGATAGACGTGATGGACACGTACTCCCACACGACCTGCGTCGAGATCTGGTAGAGAGCCTGCCCGACCTGCATCTGGTAGGGTGTCAGGGGGTAGGTCCCGTCGAAGAAGCCGATGGGGATGTCACCATTGGCCGGGAGCCCTGCGGACGTGGAGTTGAAACTCCCCACGATAGAGGCGGCGGCCGCGCCCTGGTTGCCCTTCTGCCCGGCCGGTCCTGCCGGGCCGGTGAGGCCCGTGGGACCCGTGGGTCCCGCCTCTCCGGCTGCGCCGTCGGGGCCTGGGGGTCCCGAGGGACCGACCGGCCCCATCGGCCCGTCGTAGTTCCGTGTCTGGGCGACGATGGATAGGACCGCGTTGCCCGAGAGGTTTAAGGGGTTAGTGGAGGCGACGCCTTGGGATATAGATGCGGTGACGTTTCGCGTCAGAGTCTGCGCGGTCTGGTTGTAAACCCCCGAGCCCCACTCGGCGTTGCTCCCGTCCTCTATCAGGTAGAAGTAGGTGTGGCCGTCCGTGGCCCCAGCCATCGTGAAGTCTTGGTAGGCGAAGGAGTATTTGGGGCCGATGGCGAGCGTTCCCACGCCGGTGGTCGGGGTGAACGTGCGCACGCGGTCGAGCAGGAATTGGGCGGTGCTGGTCATGGCGTGGGCTACCCCGTGAGGGAGTTAGAAGAAGTAAAGGGACCGGCGAGGCCGAAGCTGTTGCCAGCCGAGCAACGGACCTGAAACGTGCCTGGAAGATCGGTCGCCTTGACCGTGTAGGTGGGCGACCCCGCGCCGGGGATGGCGATGCCGTTCAAATACCACTGATAGTAGTAGGCGGTGGGGATATTGCTCCAGAAACCGGGGTCGACGAGCAGGATAGAACCGGCCACGGGCGGCGTGGGTCCGCAAGCGTAAGGCAAGACGTTGCACACCGGCTTCTGTGGCGTGGTGGCGACCTGAAGATCGTGGCTGGATATGGCCTGGGAGGCGACGTACAGAGTCTCAATGTAGCCATCGAGATTAAGCGCGCCGCCCCAGCCGCCGAACCTCTGGGTCGTGACGCCCACGGGGGGCGCGTACAAAGGGGAGGATTGCGGCGGCAGGCCCATCGTCGTGAACAACGCGTTGGGACCGTGGGCCGTGAACCCCATGATGCAGAAGCCGTTGACGACGCTGGTATTGGGGCCAGTGAAGGATAGAACGTTGGCGGCGGCGACGTAGACGCTGATGGCGGCGTCGCCCTGGCTTGGAGCGTTTATCGAGAAGTCGATGGCGTTGTTGCCGACGTTCCCGTCGTTGAGGGAATGGAATAGACCGCCGGGGTTAGTGGTGGCGGCCGGGGCGACGACGCTGGTGAGTATGGTAACGTCAGGACCTGGGAGCAGACCGGGCGTGTTGATGGTGTGACTGTCCTTCGGCCGCGTCACGGCGGCGGTAGTGGTGGGGATGTAGCTGGTGGGTCCGGACTGATTAGGCTGCTGGACCTCAAGCTGCCCTCCCCAGAACAAGATATCGCAGGCGTTGTCAGTGCCGGTGGTCCCTTGCAGGTAGATCGAGAAGCCGCCGCCGTTGGCGGTGGGGTCAGACGGGGCCGAAAACCAGAACCGCCGCCATAGCGGCGTCACAGTGAGCAGCGTGCGCTGGCGGTTCAGGACGTTTACGCTGAAACCCACCTTAAAGGACTGGGTGGTGTTGCTCTTCAGGTAGACCGAGATGATGTCGGTCTCGGCGGGCCGCGTCATGCCCTGCTGGATAAGCACATAGTTGGCCACCAGATTTGTGCCGCCGTTCAGCGTCATTTGAAACCGCTGAGCCGTGAGGGTCCCATCGGGGGCGGCGGCGAACGCCGGGGTGATGGTGGGAGGAGAGGCGGTGCCGTTGCCGCCCTTGCCCCAGTTGGCGGTGGTGACGTCCTGGCTCTGCAGGAGCAGGTTGGTGGCCGCCTCCTCCATGAGCAGGCCCCAGGTCGTGATGCGCGGGACGTTCTGAGCAAAGCTCAGAACCGTGCTGTTGTTGTTCTCCGCCGTACCCGGCCCGCCCGTGTACGCCCAGCCCGGGATGAGGGTGGGATCAGTGTAAGCCGTCCCGTTTAGAGAGTAGGATTTTTTGGTAAAATCAAGTGAGAGTATGGCGGGGGGCAATGGCTTCGTCAGCCCGCCGCCATAGAGTGCGGGCGTGGGCGCAGGCGGGAACCGAAGGGAGAGGTCGGGCATGGGTCATGCCCCGGCGAAGGCGACGATGCCGGTGGCCGCCGTGCCTGAGGCGCGCAATTGCGTGAACTGAATGGCGACGGTCGCCCCGAGGGGTACAGCGGGGAAGGTGACCAGCGCCGGGGGGTATGCGGGGGACCCCACTGTGCGCACGGTGACGTCTCCGGCGCTGCCGCCGACGTAGAACCCTACCCCGTTCTGATTGACAGTGTCACTCGGGGATATCGGGAAGGCGTGGAGAGGGACCTGGGTCAGGTTGAAGGCCATTGCTTTGCATCCTCTGGCGGGCGGCTAATAGTCTATCCGCGAGATCAAGGGTGACTTTGACCTCGACCGGCTTGAACATGCCCAGGACCTTTCCTGAGAGTTCGAGCGCCTTGAGCTTGTCGGCCAGACCGACGCGCACGGTGGTCTCGTCCCCTATATGATTGCCCTGGCGGTCGTACATGCGCCGGTGGGTGGATGAGATAGACGCTATGGCGGCGAGTGACTCCCGTGACGTAGCGGAGAGGTCGATGGTGGGGGACCCATCCTCGGCTACGCTGATGATGTCGGCGACATTGGACAGCGCCAGCCGGGTCAACTCCGTCTGAATATGCTCCGGCGTAGCTTCGCGAGAGGGTCCCTCTGCGTAGTACCTCACTTGCGGAGGCGCAGATGGGGGGAGAGGAATACGGGCGAGCTTGTTGGCCACGGGGGAAGGGTGTAGCATAGCCGTTCGAAGAATACAATGCAGAGAAAGTAAAAAGTGTGGGCGCGCGGGAGTCTGACTAGGGGGTGGGAGGGGGTATACAGTACCCGGCAGCCCTGATACCCCCCCTATACTACCCCCACCCAGTAAAGTTATGGCAGCACAAAGTAATAATGTGGCAACGTCGAGTAAGGCACAGTACACACAAGGCAACAGCATGTTGTTTGCTTCGTGCAACGCGTGCGTGCGCAAGTGCGACAGGGTGTCGCACCTAGCAGCGGGCAGCAAAAAGCCCGCGCGGGTTACGCGCGGGCTAAGTGTAGGGCTAGGTTATGCGCTACGGTTTCGCGTGGGGCTCGAGTATTGCGTAGCCATCGCGCGTCGCATAACGAATATAGCCAGTATCGTAGGCGTTGGGGTTAGCACTCGCGAGGCGCTTAACCTGTTCGACCGTGCGCCAATTGCCCTCGGCGTCGGTAAACAAGTCGTACGTTGCTGCGGCTTTTGTGCCGGGCTTGTAGGGGTTGCCAGGGTAGCGCAGTGCACGAATGTAATGCTCGGCCTGCGGCAGCGCGCGAACATTGCGCGGCCGCCCATCGATATATTTGGCCATGCCTTGCCCATAGTGGCGCTTGGCGGCGAAATCGTCGGGGCGGCCAACGCGGGCCAGCTTGCCCGTGGTGGGCTCGACAGGCTCGCCAGCGGGCTCGACAGCCTCGACAGGCTCGATGGTGGTGGTGGCGGCCAGCGCAGCCATCGCGGCCGCCTCGGCGACCTTGGCAGCAGCGGCCGCCTTAGCGGCATCGCGACGTTGTTTTGCAGTTTGCGACATGTTACGAGTTACCTTGGGGGCCAAAATTGGCCCGGTAGGGTTAGGCCACATGGCCAAACCCCAATAGCAACATGGGGTTGCCGACCTCAGTTCGCAAGCCCCTAGGGTGCGCCAGATTGGCACACCCCCTGCAGAAAGCAACTTTGAGTAAGAAGATGAGCATAGATGGCGTTCTCGAGAGCAGATTCGGACATATACTCCACTCTACAGAGCTCTTGAGAATAGATTCTGCTCTACTCAAATCTATTCTCAAGAACTCAGGCTCTACTCTACGGATGGAAGTAGATCCCTCTCTAATCCTATTTGATGACTGGATTTGAGTTCTCTCTGCGAAGGGTGCCCCATTCTATCTGCGAAGGGTGCCCCTTCTCGAGACCTGATAACAGAGTACTGTCATCTACATATTCTCGACATATTGGTCTATCTCAGGTCTTCGGAACAGAATAGGCGGTTTGGCACAGTTTTTGCCGGGGGAGGTCATTGTATTTGCTGAGCTTTTTAGCTGTTTTGCCACGAAAGATACCATGAATATATTCTGTGCAAACATTCTGTACCAAATTAAGTTATTGTTTTTATTATATAATTATATAGGATTGGCACAATACACAGAATAAATAGCGTAAAACTATGATACGTGCGCTATGCGGCGCATCGCGCGCGCGAAGTAAATTTGCACAGTTTTATTCTGCACGAAAAACCCAATATCTGCGAGCAAAAACAACGACTTAAGCCCACCAAAAAACTGTGCCAAATTATGTCTTTTATCCGAATCACACGTAAAGTTCGGATAGATTCGGAAAATGAGTTGCCATTTTGTACCAAATTTCCAACTTGCATTCCCCACGCAGAGCCCCCATTATACCTGTGCGCCGACCAAGGCGCGTAACAAAGAAAGTCCCGTTCTTATGTTAACTCGTGACGATGTAGCCCAAATCATGGTCGAGGCCACACCAGGGTTAGTAGACGTACTAGCAGATTTCTTCGAGGCCGCGATGCCCGACATAGCGGCGAAAGCCCTTAAGGAGTTGGCCCCCAGGGAGATCCACATAGTCTCCCCCCATAAGCCCACCCACATAATCCACCGCGCCCACCACATGCTGGAATCTATGGTAACGGTGGTCAACGCCAACGTGGCTCCATTCTTCGTGGGGCCCGCAGGCTCGGGCAAGACCAAACTGGCCCGGCAATGCGCCATCGCATTGGACCTTCCATTTTACATGGCGGCCAGGGTCGACTCTAAATCTGAACTCGTCGGCTATAAAGACGGCTATGGTAAGTACCATAGCACGTCCTTCCGCAATGCCTACGAGCACGGCGGTATCTACCTCCTCGACGAGGTCACGGCGGGCGACCCCAGCGTCTTAACGGCGTTCAACGCCGCCGCGTCCAACGACCCCGGCGAAACCTACGACTTCCCCGATACCGCTGTCCCACGGCACGACGACTTTCGTCCCATCGCTGCCGACAACACCTGGGGAACCGGGGCCGACCGCCTCTACGTCGGGCGCAACCAACTCGACGCTTCTACCATCGACCGCTTCGCGTTCTTTGAAATCGGCTACGACGAAAACCTGGAGCGCGAGATCGCCAATCACGACGAATGGGTGGACAGGGTGCAGCAAGTACGAAGAGCCGTCCAGCGCGAAACCCTGCGGGTCATCATAAGCCCGCGCGCCTCTATTATGGGTGCGAAGATGCTGAAAGCCGGTGTGCCCCAACACCTTGTAGAAACCGCCGTGCTGTTCAAGGGCATGGACAAGGCCAGCCGGGCGAGGGTCGAAAGATGAGAGTCGAACCCGATCTCATAATGGGCGAAGACATCCACGATGTCACGCAATGGCTCTCGCGCACCCCGCGCGCGTGGCGCTACGACTACTCCGAAAACGACGAGGATACATCCCACGGTTGGGATCTCAACGTCGGCTGGTCGGGGGCGCTGCTGTTGAGCGTCCTGGGCTGGCCCGAGGGTCGCGCCAAGATCGGCGAAGGGCTGGCCGACCTCCCCCAGGTCGAGCGCGCTCAACGTTATACGAAGTATGATGTGAGCGGCGACCGCCCCGATATCCAGCGCATGCTGGCGGGCGATCCCATGCACATGGTAAGCCGCCCGAAGAGGCGCGTCGAGCAGCCCATCACGACGATAGTCCTCAACATGGCTATGAACGTCAACGTAAGCTCTACAAGCTGCGTGAACCTGGGCGTGGCGATGGCCAGCATGATCGATGCGATTGAAAATCGCGGCCAGCGCGTCGAGCTCACAGTTGTGCACAACTCTATGCTAAATAGCATAGAGGTGTGCACGGGCTGGGGTGTGAAGCAAGCGCGCGACCCTCTCGACTTAGATCAGTTGGCGTTCGCCATCGCCCACCCGGCGTCTTTTCGCAGGATTGGCTTCGCCATGCGTGAGCGCACCGACCCCAGGCAGCAAGTGTCCTGGTACGGAAGCAGCATGGCGTTGTCCCCCACCATGCGCGAGCGGCTGGGTCTCCCAACCGACGCCTTGGTCATCGACGCCCCCGATCTGTGGTACAAATGTTCAACCCCGGCCAGCGCGCGTGCCGCGCTCGCCGAGAAATTAGGAGTAGAGTAAATGCTTGGTGATCTCTTTGCGCTGTTTGTCCTGGTGTGGGTATTCGTCCTAATCCTAATGGCGAGCATTAAGATATACAACAGCCAAATCGGGCGTTGGATCGTCGGTATGGTTATCATGCTGGTAATCATCACTGTTGTTGTGGAGTGCCACAGATGACCTTCGACCGCGAAGAACTAAAGCGGCGCATGGTCGCCAGCGTCGCCAGTTCTCTGGCCGTGCGCGAGCCCCCTGCGCCCCCACCCGCGCCCGTGAAGCACACGCGGCCGCCCAGGCGACCCCGCATACTCACGCCACCTACCGGCGACTTGCAGGAATATGTGCTCGGGCAGCGCGCCACGCTCACGCTCACCCAGCGTGAGTGGAAACACACCTACCGCATCAGCCGACCACGGGATTACAACCCCGAGAACCCGATCAACTTCATCGGGGCCGAGCATCGGGGAATATACCAGTACATAGGACTTATTCGACCGCCGGGGCCGTTCATGTGGGGGCGCAAGTCCAAACTAAGCGCCAGCGACCCACGCGTGATATTGTTCGACCAATTCTATAGTGGTCTCATGGTCGGCGCGGTCGATCCTGACATTATCGTAGAACGAGGAACCTAACGATTACAAGCACTTAGCTCCTATTGCCACCCTGGCCCGCATGGGCTAGGGTGGCCACCCCACGCGTTGCGGCCCTTCCCCTAGGTGTGTGTGGCTCTGCCATGCATCACCGTAGCGCGTGGGAACCTAGGGGAGATTTATGTCTAATGTTACGCCCATTCGCAGGCTGTGTGAATATGCAGTCGCCAAGCTGGCCACGTCGGGGCTGTCCCCCGCCCACGGCGACGCCTTGGGGCTGTACAGCGTCGCAGACGCGACCACCTTGCACAAGCACTTCGCCCCCGTGCGGGCGTTGGTGATCCCCTACGACGATCACTTCTATCGAATACGCTACTTGGAGGACTTCCCTAAGTCGTTCAAGCAAAAGGACCGTGGCAAGTACGACCAGATCCCAGGATCGGGGGTGCGCGCCTACTTCCCCAAATCGGTGGATTGGGACACTGTGCGCGACGATGTGCGCGAGACGCTTATCATAACCGAGGGCGAGTTCAAGGCGGCCGCTGCGTGCGCCCGCGAATTCTATACAATCGGCCTGGGCGGTGTGAACAACTTCAAGACTAAAGACACTGAGTTTCTACCCGAGCTTGAGGAGTTCACATGGCAAGACCGCGATGTGTTCATCGCCTATGACAGCGACGCCGCGACCAAGCCTCTGGTGGCGATGGCCACGACGCGCCTTGTGGAACAACTAAGAGCGCGTGGGGCGCGCGTGAGGGTGATGCGGCTGCCTAGCCGCACGGGAGCAAAGGTCGGGCTGGACGATTATCTGCTCACGCACACCGACGAAGAACTCGCCGCACTTGCCGAAGAGGCGGACGAAGGCTACCCGCCAGAGTTTATACGCTTGAATGAAGAGGTAGTCTATGTCGGTTACATGGATCGTGTGATCGCCATCGCCGACCCTGCCGCGCCGCCCATGACGCCGCAAGCGTTCATGCATACCAGCGCGTGGGCGAGTAGAACCTATAAGGTCCCGGCTGTGACCGGACGTGGCCAGCCGGTGTTCAAGGAAGCGTTCGCCGCTCCCGCATGGATGAAATGGCCGAACCGGCGCAACGTCGATAAGATAGTCTACGAGCCGGGCCAGCCTCCCATCACCGACAAGTCTGTCAACGCATGGTCCGGTTGGGGTGTGGAGAGCACGAAAGGTGACGTACAACCCTGGCTGGACCTGACAAGGTTCGTGTTCGAAGGCGCAGAACCAGGTCATCTGGGGTGGTTCTACGATTGGTGCGCCTACCCGATCCAGCACCCCGGCGCGAAGCTGGCCCAGGCCGTTCTAGTCCATGGCGTAGCCACTGGAACAGGGAAAACGCTGATCGGAGTTATCCTAGGAGACATATACGGTGAGAACTACTCAGCCATTACAGCGGCAGAGCTTAAGTCTGCCTTCAATGGCTGGGCGCGGCACAAGCAGTTCATCATGGGCGACGAGATCAGCAGTGGAGACAAGCGCAGCGAAAACGACCGCATGAAATCTATGATAACCCAAGAGTCTATGATTGTCAATGTAAAGAACCAGCCGACGTACTCTATCCGTGACTGTATCAACTACTATTTCACAAGTAACCACCCCGATGCGCTCTTCTTAGAGAGCTTCGACCGGCGCATCTTCGTGCACGGCGTAATACATGACTTGCCGCAAGAGTCCGAGTTTTACCAGCGCGTAATCCAATGGCGTAACACAGACGGACCGTCAGCCCTGCGCCACTGGCTCGAAAGCCGAGATATAGACCCCAGTTTCAACCCTGGCGGGCATGCGCCGCGCACGGCGGCCCGCGAAGCGATGACGCTGGACAGCGCATCAGACTTAGGGCTGTGGTGTCTTAATCTCAAGGCGATGCCTGACGAGATGCTGGTGTTCGGCATACTCAAGCATCAGCGCGATATGTTCTCAGCACAAGAGCTACTCGACATCTATTGGCGCACCAACGATACCACACGTCGCGTGACAGCCAACGGCATGACTCGCGCTTTGAAGAGCGCTGGGTTCCGACAAGTATATGGTGGGAAACCTGTGCGCGCCAACGACAAGCGTGACCGATATTTCGCCGTGCGCAACACAGACAAATGGCTGAACCCATCAAGTAAGTTTAAGCAAGAAACATGGTTCCGCACCAACATAGAGTTGAAGCCCAAATGATCACACGTAATCGTGCTGAAGAAGCTGCCGAGTTTATGGATGTAAGTTTGGATAATCTATCCTACGGCGCGCTCAAGGTAGCCTATCACACCAATGCCAAGGTGCGGCATCCCGATACTACCGAAGGTTCCATAGATGCATGGCGTACTCTTAAGAAAGCTAATGAAGACTTGGCCGAGTGGTTGAGGCAGAACAAGCACGTCGAAGGCGCGTGTGAAGACTGCGGCGGCACCGGCAGGCTCGCAGGCAAGCCGGTGCGCTGGTGCCGCGCTTGCCTGGGGCGCGGGCGTGTGGCATAGTGGGGCTGCGGCCCCGTGGCCGCGCCTGTACTGAACTCTGCGCGTAACCCTCTGCCTCGCGTGGCCCTGCCATACGAGGACTTTTTGTAACAAGGAGCAAAGTATGCCAGATAAGTTTCCAAAATCGATGGGCGCGTGCGCCGACCTTCTGTACAAGTACAGAGAGGAGCGGCTTCAGGCCGACCGCGACGCGTCCGAGCTTAAAGCCCGCGAGCAACGCCTGATCGACTACATCGTAGACAACCTCGACAAGGACAGCGGCGGCGCGGTGGGCAAGACCCACAAGGTCGAGGTTATCCGCGAGGAGAAGCCCACGGTCAAGGATTGGCCGCTGATGTTCGCCTACATCGCCAAGAACAAAGCCTGGGACATGGTGCAGCGCAGGATAAACCCGGCGGCGCTCCAGGCCCGCATCGACGACGGCAAGACCATACCAGGGTGGGAGCCCTTCATGGTCGTCAAGGTCAGCTTAACCAAGAGGGGACGATAACATGAGCTTAGGTATAGATGCGCCGCCCGTTGCAGATGAGCATGAAGGTCTCGTGCTGATGACGTATCATCTAGCGATGGCGGCGACGTACTTTGAAGTTACGCCTGAGAACACCGACATTGTGAAGCAACATCTCGACGTTGCTCTCAATGACCTCGCCATCCCTGCCGCCCTGGCGTGGTTAGATAAAATGGAGGCGGCTTATCCTAAGGAGTAAACAGGAATGCTCTGGTTCAAACACAAGACGACTGGTGTCGTGACATTGGCCAAGGCCGCGCCGAGCGAGGATTATCATCTCGCCCCGTTCGTGCGCCACAAGCTGACGAACGAAGTTCACCAGGACCCGACCGAGTCTCTGCACCACCACGACGACGATTGGGAGCCCTACCATGCCGCGAGCATGGGCCTGGACCCTCTCTCGTCCCTGACGACGTCCCTGGCCATCGACACGGCCATGATCGCGGCCAGTCAGCCCGACCCCACGCCCGCCTTCTCGGGCGGCGGTGGCGACGGTGGTGGGGGCGGCGCAACCCAGAACTGGTGAGCCCTTGCGTTCCCAGCCTAGTGGTGCTAGGCTGGGGCGTTAGCCCGTAACCAAGGAGTATGTGAAATGGCTAAAGAACCCGGCAAGGCCGTGGCCAATTGGGATGCGGAGCTTGCCAAGCAAGCTCAGGTCGCTACAGACCAGCAACGCGCCCTCGGCAGCGGCGGCAAGTTCTTTTCGATGCGCGCCGGGCAACTCACCTTCGACGGTGAGGCTCTGCCCGGCAACCAAGTGCCCGTCATCATTGTGGCGGACATTATTGAGAACTACTACTATGACAAGCCGTTCGATCCGGACGTGCCCGCGAGCCCCATATGCTTCGCGTTCGCGCACAGCGAGAGCGAGCTTGAACCTCACGAAGCTGTGGACAACGACGCCTACTTCTCGCGGCAAAGCGAGACGTGCCGTGGCTGTCCACAGAATGAGTGGGGGTCTGCGCCCGTAGGCCGAGGCAAGGCATGCAAGAACAGCATGCGCCTCGCCATGATACCGGCGGGTGAGTACAAGCCCCAAGGGAAGGGCCGCAACGCGGGCCTGGAACTGGAGCTCTACGACGACACCGACGACTTCGAGAAGGGCGACTTGGCCTACATGAAGCTGCCGGTGATGTCTGTGCGGAACTACTCTACCTATGTGCGGGAACTGGCGAGCAATATGAAGCGCCCGCCGCACGGCGTCATCACCAACATCTCGGTGGTGCCCGACCCGCGCAGCCAGTTCAAGGTGGAGTTCGAGGTAATCGAAGAAGTGCCGAATGAGCTCATGCAGATCATCATGGCTCGGCACGCGACGGCCGAAGCGGGGATCGACTTCCCCTATTCGCCGCCTATCGAGGATGAAGCGCCGAAGCCCGCGCCAAATCCAAAGTTGCGCCGCCGGGCGTAACTTGCTACACTGCCCAGGCCCCCGGTTCGCCGGGGGCCTACCCTGTTCACATGTAAAGGTCAAACCAATGAACTTAGCCGAAGCTCTCGAACAAGACGCCAGCGGGTGGTGCATTATCATGCCCACCGACACATCGCCGGATAATATAGAGTTCACCGAAGCCGAGACCGAACCCTCTCTCAAAGCTATGCAGGAGGCGGTCGGCGGCTACATCGAGCATATCACGCTCCGTTACATCGTCGTGGAAACCTATGACGGCGAAAATCTACGCGCCGACTTTGTCAAGCACCGCGAGGCCGATGGGCTCGTGGATGAGGAGGGCAAGCTCAAGGGCAAGCCCTACAATCCCCTCGGCACGGCGTGGTATGGGCGTGATGATGACGTCATCGTCGGCCCGCTTATGGTCATGCTCGGCGCGGCCCGAATGAAATGAAGATGCTCGCCGATTTGCTGATAGCAAACCCGGTGATGCGTCTGGCCAAGGGCCGCACTATCGATAGTGCGGCCCTGGCCAAAGCCGCCCGGCGCGCCGAGCGTTACCTCCTCGATGAACGGACAACACGCATGATCGTGCGCGTGTCGAATAATCACCCGGCATTCATGCGCAAGCTGATGGACTTGGCGTGGCCCGCAGCCGAAGATGTATGGATAGAGTTCCCCAGCCACGCCATGCTGGACGAGCGCGCCAAGCTTCACATGAACTCTTTCGATTACGTCTTGCGCACGCCCAAGGCGCACACGGCGGCGCTCATAAGCACGTCGGGTGACGTGATGCACATCAACTGTATCGAACATGACGAGACGTGCCACGGTATATTCCCGTGGTTGCTGGGGTTCAAAGTCTTTAAAGAACGTCAAGACCAACCCATAGACGAATGTCTCGCCGTGTGGGGCTACACGCCAGAAGCCAAGCACCCTGAGATACTCCAGGGTTACGCCCTGCCCAGCGTTCACCCCGATACCATGAACGACGTAACCGGCATGGAAGAAATACGGGGAATACTCCTAAAGGAGCTTGCCGGGTTCGTGCGCCTCACCCTGGTCGCCCTGGCGCTGCTGTCGAGCCCAGCCACCCGCAAGGGGCCGCCCACGCGCCCACGGGGGCGCTTCGTGGCCCACGGTGGTACGCACCCTTACCACCCGCGCCAGTTCGTGGAACTCGCCCTGCCCAAAACGGTGCGGGACGCGCAGGCATACGTGGAACGCACGCTGGCCACGCATCACAAGCGCCTGCATGAAGTGCGGTCCCACTATCGTCATCTACTCTATCAGCCGAATGCGCCCGGCTGGGAGCCCATCGAAATCGAGGGGGAGAAACTCTGGCGCAAAGCCATCGCCAAGCATCTGCGCGGCAACCCAGACCTGGGCGTCGTGGAGCATGTGGGCGTACACGTGAAAGGACCAAGTCAATGACGTTCAAGCCAACTATCTGTCTAGACTTCGACGGGGTTATTCATTCTTACTATACGCCGTGGACCAACCCTTGGACGATCCCCGACCCACCCGTGCACGGGGCGATGGCGGCGATTATCTACTATGTCGAGGAGGGGTTCGACGTGGCCATCTTCTCATCGCGAAGTAAGAGCTTGCGCGGCCGCGAGGCCATGCGCGAGTGGCTGAAGAACGCCATGTACATCCACATGTCCACTAGACCGATGGTCAAGGGCCAGGATGACTACAACCCCAGCAAGATATTACGCCAGATAAAATGGCCGTGGTTCAAGCCTAGCGCGATCATAACCATCGACGACCGCGCTATCTGCTTCGATGGCACATGGCCGACCGGCCCACAGATAAGGAGCTTCAAACCGTGGAACAAAAGGTGAAGTCGAAGGCTCACGAGGCTTTCGGCCTCGAAGCCTGGAAGCGCGAACAGGCGCGACTAGAGAACTACGAGTACATGCGGGACAACCTCATGTCACTCGTAAAGAACTCGGGCCTATCGTTCGAAGATATCTACGACAGGTTCGGGCCGCACCCCCAAACACTGGAGGGGTGGTCGCGCAAGGATATTAGGCGTCCACAGTTCGGCAAGATGTGGGCCGTTCTACAGATCATTGGCAAGCGATTGGCAGATATCGAGGCACAAGGTGGGAACTAAGCTCAACCCAGGCGAGTATGACTGCTACGCCGCTGCTCTACCAGACGAGCCAATGTTCACGTTACTCGCCCGTGACGAGCGTGCGCCGAAGCTCATACGCCGATGGGTGCGCAGGCGCGGCAAGAGTGACGCCAAGGCAGAGGAGGCCCTGCAATGCGCTGGCGATATGGAACGATGGCGCAAGTTGCATCCGGACGTATAGCGCGGTATACTAGGGTGTCGCAATCGAAAGGGAACACCTATGTCTAGAATGGCATCTAGTTTGCCGGTACGCACCGACGCCGAAGACGAAAGCGATGCCATTGGCATCGTGATCGAGCATCTCGATACGTGCGTGCAAGCACTGGAGATGATAAACGATAAGAGGTACATAAGGCAGAGAATGGCCATACAAGATATTGTGTACAGCTTAGACCAGAGTAAGCCTAACTAGATGCGCACGCCTGCGGTCACGACGGTCGATTTCGAGACGATGCCGATACGGCCTCGCCCGGAGTACCCGCCCGTGCCCGTGGGCGTGAGCGTTCTCATGCCTAACGAAAGAAAGGCGCACTACTATGCTTGGGGACATCCTACCAAAAATAACTGCACAAAGCGAGACGCGGCTCGGGTGCTGCGAGATGTGTGGCATAGTGAAACCCCGCTGCTATTCCACCACGCTAAGTTTGACATTGCAGTGGCGGAAGCACATTTCGACCTGGACCCTCCACAGGTTGATCGTATCCACGATACCATGTTTCTACTGTTCCTCCACGACCCCCACGCCGCCGATCTCGCGCTCAAGCCATCTGCCGAGCGACTACTTGGCGAGCCTCCGGAAGAGCGTGACCGACTTAGAGAATGGATTCTCGCAAACCGATCAAGAGTACCTTTTAAGTTTACTCCAAAAGAGTGGGGATCGGCCATCGCCTACGCCCCCGGAGACCTGACGGGCGAATATGCTAATGGGGATTGCACCCGCACCAGGGGGTTGTTCAAGCATCTATTCCCCATTATCGTTGAACGAGGAATGCTGAATGCGTACCTACGCGAAAGGAAGCTGCTGCCGATTTTGCTCGAGAACGAGCGAGTGGGAATTAGAGTCGACGAGCCCGCACTTAGAGCAGACACCGCCCTGTACGACGCGGCGCTGGCGCAGGCTGACCTGTGGTTGCGGAAAAGACTCAAGGTTAGTAATCTTAATCTCGATAACGACGGAGAGCTTGCCGCCGCCCTTGCGAGCCAACAAGTTATCTCGGATGAAGCCTGGACACTCACAGCCACCGGGCGACGCAGTGTAAGCAAGACCAACCTGACGCCCGACATGTTCAACGACGTGCGCGTCGCCCAGGTGCTGGGTTATAGGAATAGACTGACGACGTGCCTGAAGATGTTCATGCACCCTTGGCTGCGGCAAGTGGATGCGCGCGGCGAACCGTTCGTCAGCACTAACTGGAACCAAGTGCGCGGCACGGGTGGCGGCACCAGGACTGGACGTCCGTCCAGTAGCGACCCCAACTTCTTTAACATCAGCAAATCATGGGATAGAAATGACGACGGTTATGTTCATCCAGGTTTCTTGCGATATTTGCTCGCCCTACCCCTGGTGCGGAAATATCTTCTGCCCGATCGTGGTGAAACATGGTGCCACCGAGATTACAATGGTCAAGAGCTTAGAATATTCGGGCATTACGAAGACGGCTCGCTCATGCGAGACTACAACGCCAACCCCCGGCTAGATGTTCACGACCACGTTCGTCAGCTTATTGAGGATATAACTGGGAACGTGTTCGCGCGCCGACAGGTAAAGGTCGCCAATTTCAGGCGCATATACGGGGGCGGTGTGCCCGCCACAGCGGCGGGACTTGGGTGCAGCCTAGCCGAGGCCGCCCACTTGCTCGACGCCCACGGGCGCGCCCTGCCGGGCCTGCGCACGCTCACGAACCAGATAAAGAGCATGGCCGCCGCTGGCGAACCCATCGTCACCTGGGGCGGGCGTGAGTACTACTGCGAGCCGCCGGGCTATTCGAAGAAACACGACCGGGTCATGAACAAAGACTACAAGCTGCTGAACTATCTCGTCCAAGGCAGCGCCGCCGAGGTAACGAAGGAAGCCATGATCGCCTATCACGCGCACCCTAAGAGGAGAGGTAGGTTCCTGGTCGCCGTGTACGACGAGATGAACATATCGGCGCGCAACGTGCGTAACGAGATGAAAGTGCTGGGCGAGTGCATGGAGGATATCGAAATGGACGTACCCATGCTGACCGATGGCAAGACAGGGCTCAATTGGGCCGAATTGGAGGAATATCATGGACGTTAGTGAAAAACTGGCTAAGGCGCTGGAGGAAGCGGGTCTGCCCGAGATGGCCGAGCGGGCGCGTAGGGATTACTACCACGATTTCAAGAGCCCTCTGGCCTTACCCGCCACGGTGCTCGCCATGGATCTGGAATTGGCGGGCACGCCTGCGGCGATGGCGGTGCGGAAGCGCCACGTCGAAGATGGGGAGTTCGATGCGTGACTATCTACGTTGACGACGTTCGCCATCAGTACGGTCGCATGGTGATGTGTCACATGTGGGCCGACGACGTGGACGAACTTCACGCTGAGGCTAAGAAGCTGGGGCTGCGCCGGTCGTGGTTCCAGCAACCGCCCAAGGCGTCGTGGGAACACTACGATATCAGCCTGTCGATCAAAGCGAGAGCGATGGCGCGCGGGGCTGTACTCACGGATAAATACGGCCCCGTTGAACACGTCGCGCGTCTGCGCGGCGACACCCGTAAGCTGGAGATGATAAAGCGATGCCGAGCCCTTCCCCGGTAAAGGCGTGGTCCTGGTCACGCTATAAGGCATATAAGGACTGCCCTGCGGCGTTCTACTACGACTTGCGGGCCACGGGGCCTAAGCCGCCGATGCCGCCCGCCATGCAGCGCGGCGACACGATCCACCTGCTGGCTGAGAAGTACGCCAAGGGCGTGCTGAAAGCTGTTCCTGCAGAACTGGCGCGGTTCGACGCGCAGTTCAAGGAAGTGGTCAAGCTCAACCCCATTGTCGAGAAGGGGTGGGGGTTCAACCGACAGTGGGAGTACATCGACCAGCCGGATTGGTTCGGCCCCGCGACATGGTTCCGCATGAAGGCCGACCTTATGATCGTGTATGAGGATGACACAGCGGACCTTATCGACCACAAGACCGGGCAGATGTACGGCGACAACGAAGAGCAAGTGGAGCTGTTCGCCGTGGCGGGGTTCAACCGCTTTCCACATGTGCGCCATATCACGACGCGCCTGTGGTATCTCGACCTGGGCAAGGAAGTTGTCGAGGAGTTCAGCGAAAAGCAGTTGCCCGGTCTGATCGCCAAGTGGGAACGCAAGATCAAGCCGCTGTTCAACGACCGCAAGTTCGCTCCACTTCCATCGTGGCGCTGCGCCCGGTGCAACTGGAGCAAAGCCAATGGTGGACCATGCAAGTTCTAGAGTCTGGCGCAATCATAAATATCTACTTGTACGCCAGCATTGTGTCGGTGGTGCTGACCACGCGAGGCGCGCACTTAGCCATAGACATGACCGACGACGAAGCCGTTGCCTTCTACCACGAACTACAGCGCAAGTTAACCCAGAAAGGATTGTTCGATGCCCCACATGATGATAGATCTTGAAACCCTCGGGGTTATCCCCGGCTGCCCCATCCTGTCGGTCGGCGCGGTGATGTTCAATCCACGCTCGGGCGTGCTGGGCGATACCTTCTATGTCGTCGCCGACCAAGACCAAGCGGTGTACGGGTTCAAGTCTGAGCCGCGCACGCTCGAATGGTGGTCCAGGCAGAGCGAAGAAGCCCGCGCGGTCTTCGACTACCCGGCCCGTGTGTCGATAAAGGACATGCTGGCGCTGTTCAGTACGTGGTTCAAGGAACGTAATGACTCTATCGTGTGGGGCAACGGCGGCGACTTCGACCCGCCCATCCTGGCCAAGGCGTACGCTATGGTCGGCTATCCCATTCCATGGATGCCCTACAACGTCCGGTGCTACCGCACGATTAAGAACCTACGTCCCGACGTAAAGATCAAGCGACACGGCAGTGAGCATAATGCGCTCGCTGACGCCATCGCGCAAGCCGTCCACCTAATGGACATCGTGGAACAATCCACGTTAACTCTAGCATAGAGGGATACCCATGTCGAAAGAAGTTAAAGGTCTGCCCGTGCCGGGCTACAAGCCGACGCAGTCGCAGGAAGCTATCCAGGCGGTCACAAAGATCAAGCACGCCGAAGAACGTGTGCTGCGGCTGATTGATGAGTTGGTCGAAGATGAAGATGAAGTTATTTCGCCGGACACGCGCTGGCTGTCTATTGCCCGCACCCACTTCCAAGAAGGCTTCATGGCGGCGTCGCGGGCTGTGTTCCAACCCGAGCGCATTGACGACCTACCCGAGGATGCCGAAGAAATAGACCCCGAAGAAGACAATGAGGATCCGGAGGACTAGGCGCGAACGTGAGCTAGTCGAGAACCCGGTTCGTCGCCGGGCGCTCGATGAGCTTGGTGTCCCCAGCGTGAAGCTGAGTTTTCGCGCTGGGGGCGGCACCAGCATGCCCGACGTTCTTTACTTCCTCCCTGGTGGCAAGCCCTTGCTTCACGAATACAAGTGGGGTACGCTCGACCCCGAGCCAAAGCAAGTTTACACACATCACTGGTTACGAGGACTAGGGTATGACGTCGAAGTCCACAACAACGTCGAAGAAGCTCTACAAAGTATTCGCGCAGCCGTGGAAGCCTCACCCCTATATGAAAAAGGGAGTCAAGTGGCTCCTAGAACACGCGGCCGCAGGCTTGTTCTTAGACCCCGGTCTTGGAAAGACGAGTATTAGTCTCGCGGCATTCTGTTTCCTGCTCAAGCGCGGAGTGGCGCGCAAGGCGCTGGTGATCGCCCCCATCCGAGCGGTGTACGACGTGTGGCCCGCCGAGGTAAAGAAGTGGTTGGACTTCAACCATTTGCGACTCGCCATCCTGCATGGGCCGCATAAGGAGGAAGCCCTGGCCAGCGACGCCGACATATACGTGATCAACCCCGAGGGCATTCCGTGGCTGCTCCAGGGCGGCCCGCGCGCGTGGCGGGCGCTGGGGTTCGACACGCTTATCATAGACGAGTTGTCGAAGTGGAAGAACTCCCAGGGCGTGCGCTTCAAGCAATTCAAACATTATCTCGACACCTTCGACCGGCGCTGGGGGCTCACCGGGTCACCGGCGGCGAACGGTCTGCTCGACCTGTTCGGGCAGATGTACATGCTGGACCTGGGGCGCTCTCTCGGTCGGTATATCACGCACTACCGGACAGCGTTCTTTACCAATCCCGACAAGATGGGCTGGAAGTGGGTGCCGATGGCGGGCGGCGCAAAGGAGGCAATCTATGAACGCATCAAGCCGGTGGCCCTACGCATGGAGGACAAGGACTATCTCGATTTACCGGAAATTGTACCCCTATGGGTCCCGCTTACCCTACCAGCAAAAGTGCGCAAAATCTACGACGCCCTCGAAGACGACCTTATCGCCCAGATTGAGTCAGGTGTCGTGGTGGCTGCTAACGCGGCTGCGGCGGGAACCAAACTATGGCAGATATGTAATGGCGGGCTTTATGTGGACGATGATATTGCAACAAAGATCACCGGCCGAACCGCGCGCACGACCCTTCATCTTCATAACGTCAAAACGGATTGGCTATCGGAACTTGTCGATGAGCTCCAAGGCGAGCCTCTCCTAGTGTGCTACCAGTTCGACCAAGACCTAGACCGGCTGCTGGCGCGCTTTCCCGACACGCCGGTGTTCGGGGCCAATCGGACCCTAAACACCCAGATACAGAACGAGTGGAACGACAACGAACTCCCGCTAGTGTTCGGCCAGCAGGACAGTATCGCCCACGCTCTTAATTTACAAGGCGGCAGCGCCTGTCATATCGCCCACTATAGCCTGACGTGGAACCTCGAGACGTTCGACCAAGTGCTGCGGCGCATTAGAAGGCAAGGAAACACCAGCGCGCGGGTGTTCCAACACCTACCGTTCATGGTCGGCACCACCGACGAAGACAGACGCTTCGCCCTGCGACATAAAGCCTCGGGCCAGAAAGCTCTCCTCGATGCATTAAAAAAGCGCCGGGGTGTAAAATAACCCTTGCAACGCCCACAGAGTCAGGTAAGGTAGTCTGATGCCCGCCATCCCAAAACCTCCGTTCGTAGTCCACGACACCGCCGCTTATGCGGGGAGTGGGCTAAAGGCGGCCAAGTATGTCATGACGCGCCGCGTCGATACGTTTCACGTCGGTGTCGGTTACTTTATATCCAAGGGTAAGGTGGACATGCTCACGGTCCACGACCGCGATTTCGCATCACGGCGCTACGTCGTCACAACCGACGACGCCGAAAAGTTTGTCAGGGACATGGTGTCCCTGGCGAAAACCAAGGGCGGCTCAACCGAGGCGTTCCTTTTACTAGGAGAAAAGAACATGGCTAAACTGTCCCGCAGGCAAGCCGCCGTCGCACCCGAGCCCGAGCCCGACGAGCCTGAAGAAGAAGCCCCCGCGCCTGCGCCCAAGGGTCGCCGGGGTCGGGTCGCGGCTGCGGCCCCCGAGCCCGAGCCCGAGCCCGAAGAAGCTCCGACGGCCAAGGCCAAGCGTGGAGCGGCCAAGGCTGTCCGCGCTGCCGCCAAGGTTGCGCCCGCACCCACCGCCAAGAAGGTGGTGGGCCGGTCGAACATCCCCGACACGGCCAAGATCAAGATCTTGACCAACAAGAAGGAGAACCCGTACCGTCCCGACACCAAGGCGGCGGCGACGTTCGACCTGATGGTCGAGAGCGCCACGGTCGGCGAATTTCGGGACAACGTGGATACCGACGAACACGATCCCGGTTATCTGCGCTACGCCAGCCGCGACGGCTACGTGGAGTTTGTCTAAACTCACAGCCCCCGGTCGCAAGGCCGGGGGTTTTCCTTGGGGATATTATGAACGTATTGGAATTTGGCGACGCCAAGCTGGCGTTGCAAGACATAGACCCGTTGTACCGGGCGCTCAAGGAAATGAAGTGGCCCAGGCAGAAGCTGTGTGAATACACCCTGGCGTTCGTGAGCTTCGACCACGCCGGGCTGGCGTGTTGGGTGTGCGAACATGACAACTTCTGGACTGGCATGACCAACGCCGCTGAGAATAAACTCAGGGGCGCGCCGCGCCGCTACTTCTTCCCCCGCGTCGCCACGCCCGCCGTGCGCACGCTACGCGACCGCTATGGGTCGGCGAAGACCGCGCTCGACGCCCTGGCAGGCCCCTACGCGCAGGCGGAGGCCCTGCTGCGCACATGGCCCCACTACGGCCCCACAGCCTGCTTCAAGCTCTGCGACATGGCCGAGCGGGTGTGCGGGGTCAATGTGGACTTCTCAATGGTGACACCCGAACAGCTTATGTCCAATAAGATGGTCACGAAGGGCGTCTATAAGGCGATGCACAGCCTGGGCGTGGATTCCCCCAACAGTTTGTTCAGGGCCATGCGCCGTCACCCGTGGCGCACCCTGGCCGGGCCGGGTTTCGACCGGCCCTTGAACATGCAGGAGTTTGAAACAATCTTATGCTACTACTCCCACGACGATGGTAAGAACAAACACCTGCCCGGCATGGATATCGAGAACATTTGCGGGGAGCTATTCGGCTGGGGTAAGATAGCGGAGAGGTTGATCAAATGCATACGGTCGTGAAAATAGCCGGTTGCAGCGGGTCGGGCAAGTCCGATATCATGCGCCACGTCATCGACTTGGCGAAGCTGCGTCCCTACGTCCCTTCTAAAAGCGTTAAAGTCGAAGCCTATATGGGAACCTACGAAGGCGCGCACGTAACAGTCCTGGGCAGCTACGTGAACCAGTGCGGCGGCATGGATGGCATCCAGGGCAAGGACATTCGCATCGACCTTATCCGCAAGTATGCGGGTGTTCCCAACTCTATAACCTTCATGGAGGGTCTCATCGTTGGCAAGTGCTATGGCGAGATTGGTAAGATAAGCGAGGAGGAGAACCAGATGGGGCGCTGGCTCTACGCATGGCTCGACACCCCGTTGGAGGTATGCATATCCCGTGTCATGCAGCGGCGCGTAGACAAGGGCAACCTGAAGCCCTTCGATCCCGAGCGCACGATGCTGCAGAACTGGAAGACTAGTTTCAGCGCCTACCGTCGCGCGGGCGAAGCGGGCCATCCCCAACACCTTATAGACTGGCGGATGTCTTCGAAAGTCGCGGCTCGTAAACTCCTCGCAACAGCACTGGAAATGCACAATGCTCCTCGTAAAAGAGTTGAACGCGTTCATAAGAGAACGAGAGAAAATTAGAAAGCATCACGACAAGGGCGACCCCCGTCCATGGACCGAGGACCCCATACTCTCCACGTACAGGTTCTGTAACGTACACCGCGAAGATGACAAGGTCACCAAGTGGATCGCCAATCACTGGCGCGGCCCGCACGCCGAGGACGAAGACCTGTGGTTCGCCATGCTGGTCGCCCGGCTCACAAATCTCCCTACGACGATGACGGCCATCGGCTACCCGGTGCCGTTCACAGCCGAGTTGGTGCGCGGGCGCATGAAACGATTGCGGGAGATGGGCGGCCGCGTGTTCAACCCAGCCTACCTCATAGGCACGCAAGGTACAGCAGGGGATAAGGTTGACTTTCTGGTCGACGTGGTATGGGCGAAGATGTGGGCGGCGCGCCGGGTCATTCGCCCCAGGATGGACGACAAGCTGCAAGACTTCGCTGACCGCCTGCTCCCATTCTTTGGCATGGGCACGTTCATCGTGGGCCAAATCATCGCCGATGTCAAATACGTTCTGCCCTTGCGCGCCGCCGCCGATTGGCGTAGTTTCGCCCTGTCGGGGCCGGGCTCGCGGCGCGGGTTGAACCGCGTGATGGGCCGACCCCCCGCCACCGCATGGAAGGAAGACGTATGGCGTCGCGAGTTGGCGGCGCTGCATCGTAGCATCATACATGAGATGCACGCACAGGACTTACAGAATTGCCTGTGCGAGTTTGACAAATACCAGCGTGTTCTTACAGGGGAGGGCACGCCGAAGCAGTTTTATAGGAGGGAATAAGTGTGGCGGAGCATCGTTAACGCTATCTGGGCGTTGGCTGCCTTGGTTCTATTGATCGTTGTTTGGAGGTATACTGAATGAGAAACATCGTCGCTGTCAGCGTCAACGACGCCCTGGCCGAGGGGCTGGAGCATCTGTATTACTCGGGGTACAAGGAGGAGAGCCGCAACGGTCCTGTCCTTGTATCGGCCGAGCCCGTGTGCACGACCTACCAATATCCGCAGAAGCGGGTGCTAATGAGCCCGATGCGCGACGCCAACCCGTTCTTTCATCTTATGGAGAGTCTGTGGATGCTGGCCGGTCGGTGCGACGTGGCCTGGATTTCACAGTACAACCAGCGGATCGCGTCGTACAGCGACGACGGTAAGTCGTTCCACGGAGCCTATGGCTACAGGTGGCGCAAGCACTTCGCCTATGACCAAATTGCTACCGTCATATGGGCGTTGAAGAAAGATCGCAACACCCGGCGGGCAGTGCTGGCCATGTGGGACGGCGCGCCCAACGTGGACCTAGGCAGAGACAGCAAGGACATCCCATGTAACACTCACGCGTACTTCGACACCCTCGGCGGGGGCCTCAACATGACGGTGATGTGCCGGTCCAACGACATGTGGTGGGGCGCGCACGGAGCCAACGCCGTGCACTTCAGCTTCCTACTTGAGTACATGAGCGCCATGACCGGCCTGCCGATGGGTCATCTTCGTCAGTTCTCGAATAACTACCACCTGTATCTCGACGTGGTAGACACGCGCAAGCTGCCCGAGATCGCCGCCGATGTCATACATCACGATCCTTACACCGAGGGACTGGGCGGTTCGCGCTTTCACCAGAGGCGGGTGCTGCACCCCGGCCCAGCCTGGGTGTCCTTGGTCAACGACCCTGAAACCTTCCCTGTCGACTTGGCGGTGTTCATGGAAGAGCCAACCACCACGGACGTGTTCGAGAACAACCCGTTCTTCACCAAGGTCGCCGGGCCGATGGCGCGGGCATGGGCCGCCCATAAGGCCAAGGACTATGGACAGGCCCAGAACATGGTCGACTTGATTGTCTCCCAGGACTGGCGTAAAGCCTGTGGTGAGTGGATACAACGCCGGAGGGGACATGTCGCTGGATAACAAACTGGACTTTATAGTGGCGGCCGGAGGCACCAAGCGTTATCACACATGGCCGCCGACCATCAAGACGCAAACCGTGGCCGAGCATTCCTGGCGCGTGGCCATGCTGGTCAATCTTGTCGGCCCATCGTTCGGCATGATGATCATGGGTGCGCTGGAACACGACATGGCCGAGTGCAAGGTGGGGGACCTGCCCGCGCCCGGCAAGCGCCAGCCGGGGTTCGACCGCGCCGGGTGGAACGCCATGGAGCATAGTGTCTTAGAACAGAACGGCTACGGCATCGCCACCAATCTTCTAAGCACTGAAGAACGGCGCATCGTCAAACTGTGTGACAACTGCGAGGGCGCTCTCTTTTGCATAGATGAGCGCATGCTAGGAAACCTGCGCATCTACGAAGTGTTCGCCAACTTCAGGTCATATATTCCTGAAGTGTTGAATCCCAACCACATCCTCGAAGTCGAGCTTGTGGCCTACATCGATAGAAAATGGAGTGAAGCCAATGTCAGCAAATGATCATCAGGTCGGTGGCGACCACTATAAGGAAGTTCAATGGGCGGGCGAGTCCATCGAGCCTTGGGACGTTGTGCACATCTTCGGCCTGGGCTATCTCGACGGCAACGCCGTGCGGTATCTCCTGCGCTGGCGACGCAAGGGCAAGAGCGGCGTCATAGACTTGGCCAAGGCCGCTCACTACATCGAGAAGCTTATCGAACAAGAGCGCGACAACGCCGAGATAAAAGAAGGTGCGCAGCGCCCGGCGCACGGCGAGGACTAAACGAGCGTTGCCATAACGAAGCCCCTCGGGCGGGGGTCGGTGGGGCTACCCTACCGCCCCCAGGCCCCGCGCCCGCCCAGGCCCGGCCCTGGCCCCGGCGCTGCGGCCCCTGGCAGCGGGGCGAGCCCCCCAACCGACCCCCATAACAAGCCTAGCCTCAAAACTTGCCGAACAGATGCCCTAGGAAGGCGATCAGGCACAGCAGGGACAAGAGCCCGTAGCCGACCCGCTGGCCGCTCCAGGGACCTGGCGGCCCATACCAGCCGAAGCCGCTGTAAACGAGAAGCACGAACAAGACAAACGTCATCAGGTCGAGGGTCACGATGTTCTCCCTTACAAGCATATCATCACATTTACGCTGACGTTCTTGGCCCTGGTCTCGGCCCCGAACCGGGGCGTGCCGTTGGTGCCGTCGGTTGTGATCTTAGTAACAGACTGCTGCGGCGGCGGTCCGGCGTTCTGGGCCGTGTAGCCGGTGCCGGTGCCGGGGCAATCCGCTGCGGTTGTTCCGTAGATGCTGCCTGCGGCGTTGTTCGCGCCCACGCCGGAGCGAACCGCGAACCCCTGCATCTCGTCGCCCTGGAGCGAACCAAGGGAACGGTTGTAGTCAATCTGATTGGAGGGGTCGAACACTCGTAGGAACTGACCCTGCGCGTTGGGGACGGCCAGCGACCGATTGGCGCTCCAGTCGGCGATGGCGGTCGAGCCGCGCGACACGGCGGTCGATCCACTGTACACCTGGAGAGAAGGGCAGTTCTGCCACAGCAGCGTGAATAGGTTCTGCGTAGAGTTGTCGGCAAAGCCGCTCGCGCCAGATGAGGCGTTGCCGATGCTGTTCCCGTTGAGCATCACCCAGCCGGTCGGCGCGGTCACGGCGTAGGTCGTCTTGACATCGCCGGTCTGGAAGTAAGCGTTGGGATTTAACCCCGTGGGAATATTCAGCACCTTCTGCCACGCCGTCACATTCGCACCCGAGATGTTACTGGCGTCGATGGCGGCGACCATCGTGGAGTTGTCGAACTCGCTGAAAATCGCCGCCATGATGGTGCGGATAGAGTCATTAAGCTGCGCAGGGCTCATGCCCTCATACATGGGTATCCCAGGCTGGTTGGCATTCTCGTCGGGGTTGGCCGACCACTGGTCAATCGTGGCAAAAGTCATTGGTACACTTCCTGCGTGGGAGCGGCGAGTTCTGCGGGCGTAGCGGGTTGGGCGCTGGTGACGCTGACACCGCCGTCGTGCGGCGGCTGGTTCTGCACCGCCGTGACGTCCAGCGATGCCTGAGTGGCGAGCTTCTGGGCGAGCGCCGTGGCGGGGGCGGTCTCGCCACCCTTGGCCAGAGCGTCGATGGCTTTCATGGTGACACTCAAGTCCTGCGACGTCAGCACCGGCACGGCGGCAGCGGCTTGATTGGCCCGCGCACCCGCCATCGCCACGTTGGCGGCGCTGCGCGCTACCCCTAGAGGATGAAACAAGTTCAAGTTCAAATCCGGCTTTGGCGGCGGCGTCAAATTCTCGGGTATGGGCGAACTTGGTATGACAGGCTTCTGAGCCTTAAGCTGGTCAAGAATGTTCCCGTGCGCGGCCAGCGCATCGGCGTCGGCCGCGCGGGCATCGACGAGATCGCCGTAGTCTGGTATGCCCGCTTCTTTCGCGTCTATCTTAAGCTGTGCGCCATGCTTGTCAGCCAACGCCTGCGCTTCGTCCTTAGCCGGGCCTGGGGGCATCTTTGCCGCCCGCGCTTGCAGAGCTTGGTTAAGCTGATCATGCTGCGCCAAGGTCAAGGGATCGTCGGGCAACTGGTGATGCGGCATGCCTTTTGGCGGTGTCCCATACGCCCTGGCCACGTCATAGGCATCGGTCGCCTGCTGACGTATCGGCCCGAGAAGCTTCTGAGCAGGTTGATTATCTGTCAGCGCATGTGAGTAAGTATCAGTGGGTATCGGTGTGTTGAGCGGCTTACCCTTGTTATTTACCAGAATACCCTTCGGACTAGCCGTGGGCGTCGGCGCGGGCGGAGGTGTCGGCGGAGCCGCCGCAGCCGCCGCTCGGTCTGCATAAGCCTGACGCGCATCGCGCACCGCCGCCGCGCCCTTGGTTGTTCCCATCGCTGCGCCGAACACTTTCTTTACAGCAGCGGGATCAAACACGTCAGCAAGAGTGGTGCCCGGCGTCGCCAGCTTCGCCTTCAGCGCCGCGACGTCCGCGGGGTTCTTCAAATTAAACCCGGTGCGCTGCGCCACGGTCTTAATGGGTGTTGACGACCGAGGGTCTACTTGTGTCTTGACGCCCTCTACCGCAGGAGCAGCCCCACCTAGATCGCGGTATATCTGCCCCAGCTTCGGCGAGAAACGCTCGGCCACCGTGCCGATGGACTTATCGAGGGCGTCGGCGATCTTCTCACCAACCGTGTAGGTCGCACCCCCAAGTAGGAAAGGTGCGATGGGATTGCCGACCTTCCCCTCATTGCCGACGTTCTGCAGAGTTTCGTAACCCGCCGCCTGCGTCCCAGCGTTTATGAATTTCTTAACTGCCGTCTTTATGCTGGGGGTCAAGGCTTCTAGTTCAGGGGCCAACCGTGACATACCCTCGACATAGGACTTCGCCGGACCCATGGACGATCCCAGCGCCACACCGCCCACCGTGCCCGCCGACGCCCACCACGGATGCGCCCGATTATTTATCTCTTCTTGCTCCTTGACTTGCTTCATGCCTTCGCTGAACGATGGCGCTTTGCCGGTCCCCCAGCGTTCTGCACCCTCGGCGGCGTTAGACAGCCCAAAGTCATACTCGTTCATGAGACGTTTGAGCGCAGTAACGGGGCCAGACTCTGCCGTAGGCTTAGGGGGCTCCTCCGGTGGCTTGGGCTCGCTGGCGGCGACCTTGGCGCTGATCGCCCGGTTTATGTCATCGTCGGTCGCGCCCGCAGGCACAGTTACAGTGTCCCGCCGACCCTTGTTACTATAGACTATGGTCCTGGGCTCAGGCATTGGCGGGCACTCCCAGCAACGTCCGCAGCGCATTGGGCGGAGCCACGTCGTTCTGCGCCTGCGGCACCTGGAACGCGCCCGCCGCCCCCGTTGGCGCGGGCAACGGCGTGAGCCCACCGGCTGGCGTCGGCGGCGCTATGGGAGGATTGACCGTAGGCGCGGGAGTGGGGACATCAGGCCCAGGCGCGGCCTGGGCAGCGTGATGCGCGGCGATGACAGCGTGCGCGGCGGCGACGTGCGGTGGCAGAACCGCAGGCGCGGCAGCGGGCGCAGGCGTAGCGGGGGCCTTGATATATCCGTGAGACTTAGCTATAGTATCAAGGTCTCCTTCTATTTTAACGCCAGGAGGTAGCGCCGACGTTGTCGTGCCCATGCCCGGCTTCCACCTAGGAACTGTGAGAGGCAGCGGCTTGTCGTTCAATATGGCATCTCTCTGGGCCACAGCCAGCAGACTACCTTGAGCTAGAGAACTTATATATTGCTGATTAACGGCGTCGCTGTTATATCCAGAAGGGGACATGCCCGCTTTTATCTGCGCAGCTTCAGTTCTGTTGCCCCCACGCGGCAGCACCGACAAGGCGGTGATGGTGCCCTCGGCTCCATTAAGCCTGCTGAATGCATCCACTTGCTCTTTTGTACGTGCATGAAGTAGGTCCTCAGCCCCGCCAATAAGAGTCTTTCCAAAGTTCCCCATTGACTCTGTGACACCATGATTTTCGTGACTTGGAGCGTCTGGAACACCGTAGCCGAAAAGCCTTGCTTCGTTAGGAGTCTTAAATCCTAAAAAACTGCTGTCCCGACTTGTGCGGTCAGCCCAATCGAGAACCTGAGGCGCGACGGCGGCTTTCGCCAAAATGCCGCCCACTACCGAAGTCTTGCCGAGCTTCTCAAGCATCGTATCGTACTTCTCGGCATATTCAGGATTTGAAATTCTAAAATTAGCCTCTTCTTTTTGGCTCATGGCCCGCCAACCCGTTTTCGGGTCGTGGATTATCAGTGTGCCGTCTTTAGGGTTAAATCCAGTTTTTTGGGGCATTTCTATATCCTACGGTATGTCTGGACCGGGTTCAAAACTCGTCGGGAGTTTACCGCCTCTGCCCGCCATCGCAGCCGCCGTTGCTGCGGCACGGAGCTGTGCTTTCTTCATCTCCCACTCGCCCTTTTCGTCGATGTCTGTTTTTTGATTTTCTTGCCCTTGCATGCTGGTCGCCACGCCACGCTGGGAATCCATGGCTATGTCCCTTTGGTTCTCCGCTGCTTTAACGGCGGCTTTGGCGCGCATGATAGCCAAGGGATCTTTGCCCTTTTGAGCAGTCATTAAAGTTTCGTTCGCTGTTTCTAGATGATCGTTGGCCTGATTAAGAAGATCACTGGCCACACTGAGCATCGTCGGCGTATAGTGCTTGACCGTTATACTGCCATCGGGATTTACCGTGCTGATATTATCCTTCTCATCCACGAAATCAGTCGGCCCCAAACTACTGATTACCTTTTGTTTCCTAACAGCGTCAACATTCTTAACAGCCGCGTCGGCACGCTCCATCGCTTCTTTACCGCCCAACTCGCCTGTCTCGGCCTTCGTCTTACCGACCAAAGCTTCTGCCTGCTGCGTATTCGCTACTTGCTGACGATAAGCAAGATTAGCTTCCGCCAACTTATATCCATAGGCGCGGTGAGCATTACTCGCGCCCCAGATGCTATTACTCAGCACGCTGCCCCAGAAACTGTTGGGATTTTGTGTGAAGAAGTCATGCGCGGCCCCCATGACGCCGCGCCCCGGCTGAAGCGGTGGAGCGGGACCGCCCGCCACGGGCGCGGCTGCGGCTGGCGCTTGCACCGCGCCCACCTGTGCGCCGTTGACCGGCGACGCCGCGCCGACCGCCGCCGCCGGTCCATTGGGAAGGACCTGCGGCGTCCCGCCGAGCGCGGCGCTGGTCGCGAATGGACCCACCACGGGAGCCACCTGGGCGGGCGTCTGGGTCGGCTGTCCTGGTAGCGGCTGCGTCGCGCCGCTCATGTTATTGATCACGTCTTGCAAGATGCCCATATCAAGACCCTGTGGCGTAGGTGAGATTGGGGTTGTCAACGACGTTCGCGCCGGGGTTCGTCGCTTGGATTATCTGCTGTAGGATACTACTTGGTCCCGCCGCCGCCGTAGTCACACTGGCGGGCAGCGTCGGGCCGGTGCCGGGCGGGATAACCTGCGGTGTTCCACCCACAGCGGCAGGCGTGGCGAAGTTGGAAAATGGAGTAGGCGCTGATCCCGCTGCTGGCGTCATGGTCGGCGTGACTGGATTGCTGCTCCCTAGCGATGGGAACATAGAATTCGACAAGTCTGGCGTTGGCGAAATCACGCTGCTCTGGTTATACACCCCCTGCGCCGTGTTGGGACCACCAACCAGCGCACCCCCTGTCGAGAAAGGCATAAAGGAGTTCTTCGAACCGCCGATGGGCGCTGGCGCAGGCGACGTTCCCGTCGAGCCCGTCCCTGACGAATTACTGACAGCACCCAATATAGAATCTAATATGTTGGCCATGTCATCCTGCCAAGATGCTTGGTGTGATAGAACCGACGCCCGTGCCACCACTCTGCGGCGTGAGCGCACCGCTGAGAATGCTGCCCAAGATGCCGCCAGTCTGGGCGAGGCCCGTCGTCTCAGTCGACTGCTGAGAATTGGTGGTGCCGCCGAGCGCAGCAATCTGCGCTAGAATGTTCCCATAGTTCTGGTTGAGTTCATATGGGCGAAGAGTCTGCGCCGTACCTGCCGCAATCTGCGCCGCTGGCCCAGCCAACGATCCGGCAACGAGATTAGGCGTCTCGCCAATGGCGGTGGTGGTCGCGCCGACATTGGTATTGTAAGCATTGAGACCCAGCGCGTTCTCCGCATCGGTCATGCCCTTGGCCCCGTAGTAATCATTGAGGCCGCCGCCCGTGCGCTCCGCGCCGCCGAACGTCGAATTGACAGCTTGCAGAGCTTGGCTCCCCGTGGTCTTCATAATCGACGCGAGGTACGGGTTGGAATTTATATTGAGAAGCGAACCCCCAGCGATGTTCCCAGCCTCACCTGCGGCGGTGTTCAAGGCCGTGGTCGCGGGCGCGCCCGTGCCCGTGGCCGCGTTCAGCGCGCTGTAGCCCGCCTGCTCTGGCGCACTGATCTGCGGTGCGCCGCCGCCGTAGAGCGCCTGGGTCCCCGCGACATACTGATTGATTGGCCCCACGGTTGGCGCATAGGGCGTCTTGGTCGTGGTGGCGTTGGTATAAGACTGCTGCTTGGCCGGACCACCGAGAACCTCCTGGCCCAAGGCGCTCCCAAAGTTGAGCTGATTATTCCCAACAGCGGGCGGCGCATAGGGGCTCGCCACCGGGGCTGGCGTCGGAATAGCCGGATTGGTGCCCGTCAGATTAGGATTGGGTAGGGGCGTGATGGCCATAGCACCCTCAATACTTTATGATCATCGGCGTCGCCGACTTGGGCAGTTGAAACACGGTGTTATTCCCGCCGTAGGTGTTTCTTATGGCGACGTACAGCGCCGGATAATCACTGACATTCATGATCGCGCCATCCTCTGCCAGCCAGCCGGTCGGCGGCGCGACGCCCGCGTGCCACGGCATGCGCGCCCCCGTGGGCGGCAGCGCGCCGTTCACCTTAGCTGACCACTTGGTCAGTTCACCCATATGTTGCCGCGCCCATTGGTAGAAGCCAAGCGGGTTGGCGTCACCTTCCTTAAGCATGGTGAAAGCCGGATTGGGATTGGGGATCGGCGGCTTGCTCATCGCGAACCCTTACTCTTGCGCCATATATCCACGCCGATGGCATGCGACCACACTGTCCCGACCGGCACATTGACCTTGAACTTCATATAGCGCGCGTCAGCCAAGATACTGTGCTCGCCTGTGATCTCTTGCACGATGGGCGTCGTATAGACCTCGGTCTCGCCGATAAGCTGATCTCGCTGCGCCACCTGAACAGTTATCTGACTCGGCCCGGCGTCGATCTTAGGCCGGGCGCTGTTCACGAATATCCGCTGCCCATCGGGGCTCTCGCTTTCGGCAGTGATCATAACAGCGGCCATGTTGGGGCCGTCGAATGTCCCATAGTAGCCGTTGGGATCGAACCCTGCGGATATGGTGCCGCCGTGGAGGTAAGACGGGTCGTCGAACGTGACGGGGTAGCCATTGTCGAGATTACCCTTCAAATCGTCAAGACTTTGACCGGGGTACATCGACTGCACAAGAAACTGCAGATTAAAGATGGCGTGCGCCCACCTATCTTCTATATACGAATAGATCATAACCTCGGTGAGCGTACCATCCTTACCTGTAGGGAAAGCCCACCAGATAGTCTCAGTCATAGCGTCGATGGTGCTTATGATCTGGCTACGGTACTTATAGTTGAGCTTCCTAAAGAAGTATCGGTTGACGCGGTCCGACCCGATAGGCGTCGAATTGGTGCCGTTCCATACGAAGAAGCCATCCTCGGCGATGAAGTATTGTCGCGGCCCCAGATTAACGATCCCGCCGGTACACATCGCCCCACGGTTTATCTCTGTGGTTGCTATGTCAAACACCGTGGGCAGCCCAGCATAGGACAACGTGCTGATGCTCTTGCGCTGAAACACCGTGCCGGTGATGCCCCAGCCTGTGATGCCCGTGACCGTGCCGCCCTCGGTCGGCATATCCTGAAAGTCCGACTGCGTGCCAGGGTCCGTCACCCACGGCTGTTCTATGTTATCAAAGCCGGACCAACGTATCCTATTCGGGTAATACCCATCGCTCTCCTGGGTATTGCCGAGCATGAGAAAGTCGCCGACCCGCGCACCACAAGACGCAACCGGCGGCCCGCCGCCCAACAACCGGAACGGCTCAATGCCGGTCATGTCACTTATCTGCGGCAACACCTGTGGGTGGATCGCCACGAGGTTCGTCCCGTAGGGAATAAAGCGCCACTGGTAGAGATTGTAAAGAATGTAGTCGGGGACAAACAGCGGCGTGAACCCGGTGGTCGTAGCCGCATAGAGACCCTGCGCCGTGCCCGCGTACAGACGCACATCGTCACGCGGCGTGTCCACCACGATAGCGCCGATGCACGGCGAGTTTAGTTTCAGGGCCGTGTTGCTCGGATTTAGACTCTTAAACGGAACGTAGCCCTTGTTGTACGGGATGACATTAAGGGCCTCGACCGCACCCGCCACCTGACTAAACGTCAGTTGGTTGAATGCCGAGACATTCAACTCCATAAGATCGGGCAACCACCAGCCAAACGTCAGCGGCGTCGGCGCTGCCGACGCCGCCGCCGGGTCCGTCATCATCATAGCCCGCACAGCTTGCTGGAAGCGTGTCACCATTGGGTGCCGCTCAATTCGTCATTACCCGCGAAGCGAATGGTGGAGCGGTCGATGAGATCTTGCTTGTAGTCCTCCGCCTGGGCGTCGAAGATCGACGCCTCCTTAAAGTCCTTGATTACGTCGCGCAGAACATTGCGCTTGGCCAAGGCCCGGATGTACAACTCACCGTTCAGAAGCCAGTTATTGGTGTCGTTGTCATCCACAAGGAGCGTCAACCCCTTGTAGCCATCGACCGCGATCACATACACTTGGTCGGGGATAGGGTACAGCCGGATCATCTCGACCGTGCGCGCGTAGCGCCGGGGCGGCCCTATGATGACCGCCCCGCTACTCGTCCAGTCATTCATTATCTGGTTGTTGGTCGGGTAGATTTGTAATCTGGCGTTGGCGTTCGGCGTGCCCCCAGGCCCTGAGTTATACAGAAGATACATGGTGTCAATCTCGGACAACCCCATGTCGTCATACATCTCGGTGTTGTACACTGTGTTGAAAGTATCGCCGCGCACTTCGTTGAAAAAGTAGCGGTCACCATCAGCCTCAGTGATGGCGTCGTTGATCGCGCTCTTTATCTCGTTGGTCAGGTTCGACCGGCGAAGCTCGGCGGCGATGCGCAACGTCTCCGACAAGAACGTCGGTGCGGCGGGCGTCCCCATGTTACTTGGGCCTACGCCGCGCCGACGCCGAGTGATCGACCGGCGGCAGTTCATCTTCGCCTAGGTTGTTCGCTTCGATGACGCCTTCTTCTTCAAACTCTTTGAGCGACGTTGCCCACAATTCAGCAGTTTCAGGATAGTACCCGAACACCGGCTCGGTCATGGGGCCGTTGACACGGAACTCAACCATGATCAAGCCATACACTTGCCCACCGCTGATGGCGTCGGCCTGAAGCGCGTCGCGCATCTGTCGTGGATAACCCGACACGTCCACCACCGTGTACGCCGCTTGTTTGCTGGATGTCTTCATATCTATCTCCTAAAAGGGTGGGGGCGGGCTGTGTTGTGTGAAAAACCCGCCCCCTTAAGAGGGTTGCGACAGGAACGCTCCCCCCTTAACCGTCAATGTTCGGACAGAATTCTATCACCACGTCGGCTTGCCCGAGCGTGGGCGCGCCGGTCACAGTAACGTACACGTCTTGGTCAGCAGTCGCGGCGACCTGTGCGCCGGTCTGCCACGCCACGGCCGCGACCGATCCAACCGCACCGGCGGCTTCCGCCGCGCCGACGATGTTGGTCCCGCCCGGCGTGGTGCCGACCGTGATGTGCGGCGTGGTGCCGTTGAACGCGACGTTGACGGCAACCGTCGCGCCAACGATGACCGCGCCCATCGGAAGACCATTGGGAAAAAGTACGCCGGTCGCCATGTTCGGCGTCGGCACGGAGGCGTCCACACGCTTGCGCAGAAAATCGGTCTGCTGCGAGACGTTGGACCGGGGTGTAGTCAAGGTCATGTGTGTTGCTCCTTACGGTTGCGGGCTGTAGGTCGGCATCACGAAGGTGCCGAAATCGTAGGCGTTGAAGGTGGTCTTCTTCATGCCGGCGATCAGGCCCGCGGACACGCCGAGTTGGTTGTTGTAGTCGAAGAGTTCTTCGACCCACTTCACCTTCTCGGGGGTGCCCTCGTCGCGGCCGGTGGCGATGGTCGCCGCCTGCGCCCCGGCGAGGACAGCCCGTCGTACGTTGGCGATGGAGTTGTTGTTGGAATTGTTGACGCCCATCGTGACACGGGTACTTTCGTGCATCACGACTTGGTTGTAGATGCACGAAAGTAC